AGTTTTTAAAAAAGACTTTTTCCACCAAGGGGGTAGTGCGCCCAAAATTCAGGCTATGGATTCACACTTTAAATCATAAAAATAAGCGACCTCTGGGAACTTATCCTCAAAGTCGCTTAGATACTTCCGACACGCACTGCCGGGAGCATTTACTACGCCAAACTCACGTAGGCTTTTCTTTTTATAAAATGATGGCTGATTACACCATCTTGCAATCGTAATATACATGCCTCGATACGGACTTTCCTCATATCTGTTAAAGCGCATTACATAAGGCATGCATTTATTTCGCATCAGGATTTCTATCCTTGTAAACAAATCAAATATATCTTGCTTCCAGAAATCATCATCCCACTTATCATTCCGATCAAACCCGGTAAAGCAATAGAACTTCATTACAGCATCTGTATATTTGCGAGCCAAGCGTATCTTTTTTTCAATAAGCTCCGCATCAGCTACATTATCAAAAGCAAAAATATAATCGCCATCATATTTACCCGAAAACAACAACTCGCATTTCTCGTCAGTTAGGATCCTCTCATCGAGACCCTGCTTGAACTGGTATGGCTTCCCGACAGCTTGCACTTCCTGCAGCATTTCCTTCCATGAAGGACAGCCTAGAAAGTTATCATCGAGCATACATATTTTCTTTCTGCTTGAATCGTAAAATTCTGAAAGCGGGCTATGGCAGCTCACTTTCTTATAATTTCTATTCACGCAGAACTGACATCCTCTGAAACACCCTCTGGTAAGGAATCCAATGGAATAATCCAAGTAATATTTATACTCGATGCGCTTGTCTCCTGCTGCCAGTCGCTCATCAACCCAGACATCATATAAATGATAATCAGGCATGTGATGTTCTATCTCATCAGGTAGCTTCGGTGCATTATCATAATAAAAGCCAGTCCCACCAAAGCTTACATTGCTTAGTGCAAGCACTTCTTCGGGCACTGGCGTATCACTAAATACCTTTGATAAATAAACCTTGTCAAATAGCTCCAGCTCTTCATAATCGAGTTTCAAAATAACCTCATCACCATGTTCCTTATAAAAAGCTGAAATTTTCATGCACGCTAGGTTAGGAAACCGATGGCGTTTTCTCCCAACAAGATCGGCATCAATAATTGCTATTCTCAGAACAGCCCCCATTCAGCGAACTTTTCAAATCCGCCAATGTCTTTAATAAAATCTCTTGCGAACTGAACAATTTCTGAGTAAGGTTTGCCATCTACATACTCATCACCAATCGCACAACAAATAGAAACTGGCATTCCTGTTTCTTGCGCCTTAAAGTGTGCATAAATGTTAATGGACACATCACCCTTTGATAAGTCCTTGCCATGAAGTCCGCCACCTGTTACTCCATCAGCCATATCAGAACCAAGTTTTCTATTGGTAGCACCTGTATCTACATTTGTTCCACCATCCCAGTCCCCGATAGGATTGATTTCTGCATTAGTGTAACTTTTGCGAATTGCATCAGCGTGAGCTTTGCTTTGACAAATGATAAGTCTTTCACCATCAAGAATGTACTTTCCGTCTGATGGGTACTTATGATAAATATCTCTTGCTACAGATGCTAGATACATCTGCTCGTTTGTAAGAGGCATTCCCTTAAAAATACCATTGTCACCACAACGAATAGTGTCTGCCTGGTTATCTGCAAGATGCTTATCTTGAGGAACAATTACAATATCTGGAGCAACATCACCTGCAATTCTAAAAATTGCATCAGCAATATCCCTTTCATCAAGATTTGCAGAAGTCTCAATAATAGTGTGACAAACACCATGTCCAATTAAAACTTCCACCGCAATTTTAGGATTCTCTTCTGTAGAATAGGCAAGGTCGACAATCGCACCTGCAATTCGGTCTGCCACCTTATCAGGGTGACAAGGATTCACTTTTTCAATCATAGTTACATTCCCTTCCTGGTCATAAGCAATCTTTCCATCACATCATCCTGTGGAGTATTACCAGAGAATGGCTGTGAACAATTCTCTTTTACTACTTGGAAGATTTGATACCAGATTTGATTGACCTGTTTCATATACTGCTGACTCATAGAAACATATGGACTTGCGATTGCATTGCCCGTAGTTGGATGTTTTGCAAGAAAACCAAATTCTGAAATACACTCCTCGCACTGGATCCATCTGGATACGCTCATGGCATACTGCTCAATAAGCTGTGTGTTAACAAGTCGCTCGCATCCTCTGTCCTTTAGCCAGTTCCATGTTTCTTCATAAACTTCTACTGCGCATAAGTCCTTACCGGCTTTCTGCTTAGCTTTCAAATATTCCTTCACCGGAGGAACATCTTCTCCCTCAAATATTGGTGGGTCTGGAAGCTCTATTGCTTTAGCTGCTTCACCTGCCATCACTCTATCCGCCAGGGGCTTAGGTTTACGGCCTGCGCCATACCTCGCACCACCTCTGGCTGTACCATCTTTGGCCATATCTGCACCTACTTTCATAAATATTAACGATTAGGGGTTTAATTCCCTGTTTGAAATCGGATTTTTGCGCGTTTGACCCCGACGCCGTTGGCTGACCGTTTGCTTTGTAGAGATTTTTATCCCCCTACCGTCACGACTGTCACGCAGACAAAGCACAAAATAATATTTCAAATTGTTTTTACTTTGATTGTCACGACTGTCACTCTTAATAATGATGTTCTTTTGTTTTACTCCAACGATCTCCACGCTCAGCATGTATCTTTGAGTGACAGCTCTTGCACAAAGATATAAGATTGCTTCGCTCGTGAGTTCCTCCTTCAGCAAGCGGCACCTTGTGATGCACTTCCTCAACTGGTACGATCACACCCTTCTCATAACAAAGCTCACAAAAGGGATGTGTCATCACGTAGCTGTCGCGGATACGTTTCCAAGCCCGTCCATACCTACGGCGTACAGCAGGATCTCTGTCATACTTCTCGTAGCGCTTGTTCTCATCACGCTGGTGCTGCTCACAGTACCTACCCTCAGTGAGATTAGGACAACCGGGAACTGCACAGGGATTCTTGGGTTTTCGTGGCACTTCACTTCCTCCTTCCTTAGTTCAGACATAACAAAAGCCTCGGTGGATTTCTCCAACGAGGCCTTGTAGCTTGTACCTTTATCCTTTTTTGCTGATTATACTATAACATAATGTGGAATCGGCAGTCTCGGACATTTCCGGCACACACCAAGTTATTTCACAATTGTTGGATTGTCAGGGACCCGTATGTGTGATAACGCACGATTATGCCATCTACGAACAGTGCGTTCGTCAGCATATATCTCATCTCCAATACGAGCCCAAGCCCAGTTGTACAAATAGCGATATTTAAGCACCAAGATTTCATCCTGATCAGAAAGCTCCATTATCACCTGCTTTATTTCCTCTTTTAGCTTAAGTAAAAGGTCCAGCTCTTTATTCACCTTATCCTGCATTTCCATAATCTTATATAAGGTCTTTACAAATGGTGCTTCCGTATTTCTGGTCGCATTATAGTGCTCTTCAAAGCCAGGTGAGGAAACGCTGCAGGATAACTCCTGCAAATCCTCAATTTCCATCTTGGCTAGCTTGATTCTTTGCTCTAAGCGATACGCCTGGTTTAAATATTCCTTAGCTGTCATACGTCTACCTCCGATTGATTAAAATTCCCTCGGATTGACTCTGATTGTCTTAGATTTACAGGTGTGCCTTAACAGCATTGATAAGTGCGTTCTGGCTGGCATCCTTACTTGTTAATGCTTTCAAAATGTCCTCATCAATAGTGCCTGCGGTCACAATGTGCTGTACCACAACGGTTTTCTCGCTCTGACCCTGACGCCAAAGTCTCGCATTTGTCTGCTGATATAATTCAAGCGACCATGTAAGCCCAAGCCAAACGATGGTATTTCCACCCTGCTGCAAATTAAGTCCATGACCAGCAGATGCAGGATGAATAAGGCCTACTTGGTATTTTCCATTATTCCAATTGCGGATATTGTCCTCAGTTACAATTCTGGAATAAGAAACCTTCAATTCTTTAAGCTTTGCCTCGATTCTTTCAAGATCATGCTTAAACCAGTAACATAAAAGAATCGGACTTTGTGCTGCTTCGATAATATCCTCTAATGCCTCAAGCTTTCTGTCATGAATATGGACTGCTTCTCCTGCTTCAGAATAAACAGCACCATTGGCCATCTGACACAGCTTTCCAGAAAGAGCTGCTGCATTTGCTGCAGTAATTGCTACATCTTCCTTATATGGAAGAATCAAGTCCTCACGCATTTCATCGTATTGTGCCTGTTCAGCTTCATCCATATATACAGGATACCTAGTTTCAATAAGCTCAGGCATCTTAAGATGATCCAGTGCTTTCATAGAAATTGTAATGTCCGAAATCTTATCGTAGATTTGCTTTTCAGCACCTGGGCGTAACTTATAGGAATAAACAATCTGTCCATTCATACGGTCAGGTACAAAGTAGCAATTTCTATACTGCGTAATGAACCTACCAAGTCTGGCTCCCATATCAAGGCATTTGAACTGTGCAAACAAATCCATCATGCCATTAGGCGAAGGAGTACCTGTAAGGCCTACTACTCTTTTCACTCTTGGGCGTACCTGCATAAATGCTTTGAAGCGTTTAGAGTTCCAGTTCTTAAAAGAACTAAGCTCATCGATTACTACCATGTCGAACTCGAATGGGATTTTACTTTTCTCTACTAACCACTGAACATTTTCTCTGTTAATGATGTAGATATCTGCTTCCTTATTCAAAGCTTCGATTCTTTCCTTTTCTGTTCCTACTGCTACACTATAACGCAGGTGAGATAAGTTATCCCATTTTTTTATTTCATCAGACCATGTGACCTTTGCGACACGAAGCGGTGCAATTACCAGCACCTTTCGAATTTCAAAGCTATCATAGATAAGCTGTTCAATCGCATCTAATGTACATAC